AGGTCGGCCGCGTCCGCGCGAACCTCGCCCGTGTTGTTCTCCGGGCGGAGGCTCGCGAAGTCGATGCGGCGGCGCGGGGTGGTGGAGGTGCCCATCGGTGCTGCCTTTCTCGCGCCGCCAGGGCGCGTGTGCTGTTGCAGGTTGAGGACTACACGAGGGCCGCGTTCACGTCGAACTCGATCACGCCGATGACGTCGTTGGCGGCGGCGGCCTTCACCCACTTGGCGCCCTTCACGAGCAGCGCCTTGTCGACATCGGCGTCGGCGCGGCAGGCGCCGATCACGAGCTTGCCGGCCCCGTTCGCCGTGTGCCTGGCGTAGACCGCGCCGCCCGCCACGACCGCGCCGGCCTCCTTGAGCACGTAGATCTTCCCCTTCTCCATCAGGGGCACGATCGAGAGATCGGGGACGTCGACGCCGGCCACGAGCGCGGTCGTGCTCGGGTCCTGCCGGATGTCGTGGGTGTGGTGGAGCACGCCCGCGATCTTCGAGTTGGCGTCGGCGAGAACGGTCACGTCACCGTCGAGCGCATTGGCGGCGCCGCCCTCGATCACGAACGTACCGAACGGGCGCGCGCTGCCGGCGTTGACGCGCACGGTGCGCTTGACGCTCGTGCTGATGTCGTACGGCATGCCGCGGTACGCCGCGGCGGGGGCGATGCTGTAGCTGGTCTGGGCCATCGGGGCTCCTAGTTGGGGTGAGGGACGGGCTACTTGGTCTTCCACGCGTCCGCGTTGCGCTTCGCCATGGCCGCGCGCGCGGTCTCGGCGTCCTCGCGCTTCTCCCCGCCGGCGGGCGGGGGCGCGCCGAGCAGGCCCGCGCCCGTGGCGGTCGCGTCGACCTTGACGCGGGCTATGTCGAAGGACGCGGCGACGTAGGCGTCGGCCTTGCCCTCGAGCGAGACGCCGTTCACCTTCTCGGCGACAGCGCGGCGGAGCGCGGGGAGGTCCAGCGCATCGATCTTCACCTCGACGCCGGCCCGGCGGGCCACGTCGACCACCTCGAGCGCGTCGGCGACGAGCTTCGGCTGCGCCTTGGTGACGGCCTCGGCGTCGGTCTTGAGCTTGGCGACCTCGGCGGTCAGCGCGTCGGCCTTGGCCTGCGCCGCGGCGAGCGCGTCGGCCTTGCCACCGAAGACGTGACCGCACTTGTCGCACTTCTTGGCATCGGCCGCGCACTTGGCGCCGCACTCGGGGCACGTCTTCATGCCCTCGGCAGCGTCGATGCGGGCCTTGGTGCTCGCCGCGTCGGTGCGCGCCTGCGCCTCGATCGCGTCGCACACGACGGCCGGCAGCTTGAACTTCATCCCGTTGATCGTGATCTCGCGCTCCATCGGACTCTCCTCGGTTCGGGTGTCGTCGCGCGTGGTGCGCGTGTCAGCCTCAGCGGGTAGCGCGATCGCGTCGCCCGCGTCAAGTTTCACCCGGGCGGCTGGCCCGGCGCGTCCCGCCGGAACGATCGCCACGTGATTGCCCCGGATCCTCGTCTGCTCTGTGTCGTAAGGCTGGCCGTCGTAGATGCCGCCGCCCGCGAGCACCTCGCACGTGTAGCCGCACGAGCACTCGACCGCCTCGCCGTCCAGGATCTTCTTCACGAGATCGGCACCCGTGATCATCATCGGCGCGCGCACCATCTCGCCGTCCCGCTCGACGTTCTCGCCGAGCGAACCACGTTGGTAGCGCGAGGCCGACAGGGCGTCGACGTAGCCCTCGACGGGGTGCCCGTCCGTCACGGGGACGAGCGAGAAGGACCGGAGCGACTCGGGGTCGAAGACCTGTTCGGGCCGGCGCAGTTCACGGGTGATGGTGCCGTTCGCGTCGGCGTAAAGATAGATCCCCGTGCGCGCGATGAACGCGGGAGTCCGGAGAAATCCATCGGGCGTCTTCTCGGCCTTGCTGATCTGCCCGCGGTCGAAGCGGCGAACTCGGGTGGGGTCGATCGATGCCATGCCCTCCCGCTACTACATCGCGGGGAGGGGCGCTACTCACGTCGCGTCGAGGGCGTCGAGCAACGGCGTCAGATCCGGCTCCGCTTGGCACCGGCAGTTGATCGGCTCGCCGGGATTGCCCTCGACCGCGTCCCCGCCGCTCTCCCACGTGAACGACGTGCCCTCGAGGTCATAGTGCGAGTCCCGGACCCTGTTGTCGCGTGCCGTCCTCCACACGTACGAGTCGACGCCGACATCCCTCTGCCGGGCCTGGTTGAGCTCGGCGTAGAACTTGCCGACCTGGTCCCGCGCGATCCTCTCGGCGTTCGACTCGGCGACTCCGAAGCGCTCCTCGAGCATCGGAGCGATCTCTTCCCAGCGCATGCCGCCGCGAAGGGATCGGATCAGGTTCGTCTCGATGTCGGCGAAGTAGCGCTCGGGCACCGTTCGGATCAGCGCGACGTTCTCGGCGGTGAAGCCCTCGATCCTGGCAGGCAGCCACGCCTCACCCATGCGGAACGGGTCGAAGCCGATCGCCTGCTCGAACTGCCGCGCGACCTCGCGCCGCTGGTAGTCGGAGAGCTCGACGCCGAAGCGCCGCACAGTGGCGGCGACCTTCTCGTTGGAGAACTCGGCGAAGAAGTCGCGGGCGAGATCGCGGAAGATGCGCTGCGCCGATGCGGGAGAGTCTAGGCGCAGGGTCGCGTCGTCCCCCCTCGCTCGGGTCGTCTCCTCTACCAGACTGGGCCCGAGGGGATAGAGCGCCCGCCGCACGGCCTCGCGCGCCTGCGAGGTGAGCGCTGCGATCGCCTCGTAGTAGGTGCGCCGGATGGCGTCGGGCTGGCGCTGCGGCCGGATCTTCTTCCGCCTCAGTCGGCGTGATCGAGCACTGCCGCCGCGCGCCCTCTCTAGGGCGACAGCCGACCCGCGGCGAACCGTGAGCTGGCGCAGGAACGACGCGCCGCGGGTCGTGGTCATGGCGCCCACCGGTCGCAGGCGGTGCGCTCGATAGGGCGGAGCGGCAGGCCGTGCGGACCGCTCCACCACTCCACCGTCACGCGCGGCTCAAGACAGCGCCTCGGCGGGCCATCAGTCCACACGGCCAGCGCTGCGATGGCGACGATAAAAACCACGCACGCCAAGACGATCCAGATCCCACGCGCGCTGAAGTCCTCCACGCGTGTGGGCGGTCGGTTCGGGGTCGTGGTCATGGCGTAGCCGTCCCGTCGCCCGCTAGCGCGCGCAGCCTGCGAGCCTCGCGTCGGGCCTCCTCGAGGTCGCGCCTTGCCTCGGCGAGATCGTCGAGCAGAGCGGCCAGGGCGAAGAGCCCTAGCACGACGAGCAGGCCCCGGATCACGCGCGCCTCCCGCTATGCGGCGGCAGATATGCCGGGCACCGACGCGTCGTCGAGCCGGGCATGAAGCAGCCCTTCCGCTTGTCGCACGTGGCGTCTGGCACGTCGGCGCACGCGGTCAGGTGTGGCGCGTCTCGGAGCTTCTCGATCGCGTCTTCACGCTGCGAGGTCGTCCGGGGGCGGGTCACGCGTAGAACCTCTCTTCCTGCCGAGCGGGCATCTCCGTGTCGCCCTTACGCGTCGTCACCCACTCGACACGGCACGCGCCACGCTTGGCGTACTTGCGTAGCCGCGCCGCCACTCCGGGCGCCGTCGCCACTCCGTGCCCGCACTTCCGCACGATGCTGGCGAGGTCGGCCGCCGACGCGCCATCCTTGCCGAACCCGCGCAGCGCCTTAATGGCGCACTCTCCGACCGTGTCACCCGTCGTCGTCGTGTCCATGGCCTACTTCTTCCGGCACTTCGGGCAGGTCGGGAACGGACGGCCGCGCTTCGCCTCGGTCTTGTACGACGCACCGCACGCGCACACGCGCCGATGAACCGCCTTCGACTTCTCCGCGCGCCGTGCCGCGCGCCGCTCTTCCTTCTTCGTCATGTGCCTCTCCGTTGGCCAGCGTTGAACCGATTTAGGGATTCTTTCTCCCTTATTAGTGCCGCTCGGTCAACCCTTGGCCGCACCCTCGCCGCGTGCTGCGCGTTCTGCAGGTCCCGCCAGTGCCGAGCGCACAGGTCGTGGTCCGGCACGTGGCGCACGCCGCGATCCTCGCCGACGCCCACGAGCACGACGGGGCGGTCACAGCCGCGCGCCGTGCATCGCCTGTGACCGGCGCGCGGCACACGCGCCCTATGCCTTGGGCGCGGCGGGGTCGGCGGGCAGCTCCTTGCCGGGCGCGGGCGTCTCGCCTGGCGGGGGAGGGGGGGGCACCTTGGCCGAGCCGTCCGGGTTGAGATCGCCCGACTCGATCCCCGCGGCCTTCGCCTCGCCGGGCGGGTTCTCGCGCAGGAACTTCTCGCGGCTCTCCGTCTGGATCCGGACGACCGTGCCGAACTTCCGCCCGCCGTAGCGCGAGATCGCGATCTCCTCGGGCTCCAGGATGCCCGCGTTCACGTTCGACGCGTCACCTGCAGCGAAGGCCTGATAGGCCGTCGCCGTCTCCTGGTCGGTCGGCTGCCAGAGCGAGCGGAACGTGACGTTCCACTTCTCCGGCTCGACGCCCCCCGTCGGACCTCGCTTCGACAGGAAGAGAAGCCGCAGGATCCGACGAAGCTGCGGCAGCAGGTCCGTCTTCTGCCGAGCCTTGATCCGGTCGTAGTAGTTCCGGACCTCGTTCGAGCCCGTCGCGTTGAGTCCCGCGGGCGACTCGCCGAACAGGATCGTCACCGGCATGTCCGCCGCCGCGGCGAGCCGCTTTGACAGACGATCAAGCGTCTCGGGAAGGCCCGACAACGGCGTCGGCTTCCGCTCGAACTCGTCATCCTTGCCGATCAGCACCATGCGCATGAACGACCGCTGCATCTCCATGATCGCCGCGCGGTCCTGCACGAGCTTCGCGTTGCCGCTCGTCACGGCCTCCTTCAACCCGTCCATCTTGAACACGGCCTGCGCGAAGTCGGTCAGCAGGTACGAGGCTGCGTCCCATCCGATGTCGTGGTTGCGCAGCACCTTCCACGGCCGCTCGAGCTTCGAGTCACCCCAGCCGAGCGTCTCGCGCATTTGCCAGCGGTTCACGTTCACGCCCTCGAACCGGATGATCCTGGACTCGTGGACCTGCGCGAACGATGACCCCGTGATGAACTTCGTCCGATCCTGCGTCAGGTCCCCGGCCCCCGCATTGGAGCCCGTGAGGAACGCGGGCTGGACGCGGTACGTGCGAGGCAGGCCGAACTTCGGCGCGAACGGATCGGCGTAGTAGCTCGTCGGGTAGATCTCCCGGGCGTCCAGCACCGTCAGGAAGTCGACGCGCTCGAGCCGCTTCTCGTCGAGCGGGAGCGAGGGATCGCCCGCCTTATCGACCGCGCCGATCAGCACGGCCGCCCCGCCGGCGGCGCTGCTCTTGCGGAGCGCCTCGTTGAAGCGTGCTAGCACCTGCAGGTCGTCAGCCGCGGCGTCGACGTCGTCGCCCGCCTGCTCGTCGCCGTCGATCGAGGTCTCAAATCCCTCGCGCGTCATGTCCTCGGCGGGTCGATCACAGATGCGCGCGGCGAGGTCGTTGCCGCGGTAGAGCTCCATCAGTTCGCCGTAGGTGTGCCGCTCGGCGAGCGGGATCGACGATTCCCGCTTGTCGCGGGCGAGGTCGGCGAGCCCCATCATCACGTTGCCCCACCCCGCATCTGCGCGCTCGGAGTCTCGCGTCACGCCATGAGGGAGCCGCGCCGCATCAATACGGGCATCGAGCTTAGCGGGGGAGTCGGAGGTGCGGCGGGTGCGTCGGGACATGTCGTCTCCCTGCCTATCGAACGGCGCCAGGCTCCCACAGCGACCGCTGAGGGAACGCGAGGAACGCGGTGAACCCGCCGATGATCACGGCGTAGCGTGGGTGCCGCAGGTACTGCGTGGCGATCGGCCAGTACGCCCGCGCGGGGTCGAGCCAGTCGGCCACGAGGTACGCCGCGCCGATCGCCCAGAAAGTGAAGCCGAGCACGCCGGCCGCGGGTCCGTCCCACGTCGGTCGGCGCCAGTTGAGGAAGAAGTGCACGACGAGGCCGCCGAGGAAGTAGGCGATCGACGGGAAGCCGCGGTACGCGAGCGAGCGCGCCTCCTGCGAGATCAGCCGCACGTTCATGCCGTACCGCTCGCGCAGGACGATCAGCACCAATTCCCACACGAGCCACAGCAGCAGCGGGCCGATGACGACCCAGCGGGTGACGACGTTGATCGCGTGCTCGCTCATGACGCCCACCCTTACACCGAGGCGCCGGGGCCGTCGACCTACCACCCGGCCATCGCCGCGAACGCTCGAACGGCCCCGACGCGATCGACCGCGTGACGAGCGGCTCCCGTGATCGCGTCCACGTAGTCGTCGTGCAAACCCTTCTGCGGGAAACCGTGGAACTCCTGCAGCGCGTCCTCCGTCCACGGGCCACGCACGAAGAAGACGCGTCCGCGCTCGGCGTAGACGCTAAACGGCTTCGCGAGCTCGTACTTAGAGCCCGTCTTCTTGTCAGCTATGACCTCGTAGCGCGGTCCGAGCACGTTGCACCTGTAGTGCTCGATCACCTTGACGCCCGCGGAGCCCGGCTCCTGCTCGATGACGACCGGAACCGCGCGCCCGTCGTCCTTCGCCGTCGCCTCGACGAGGTCGTCGGAGCCACTCGGCGATAGGCGCCCGCCCTGGACGTCGAGCACGTAGTAGTCCCCCGACCCCGGCGGCAGCGGGTTGGTGTCGGTCGGGCGCGGGGGATCTGGCGCGAAGCCCACGAGCGCGCCGCGCGTGAAGTCGGGATCGGGCGCCGTACCCTCTGCGGTCGCGGCGAAATCCCAGTAGCGCACGGCGGACGCTCGGACCTCGGACGGCACCTGCTCGAGGTCGATCAGCTTGAACCACTCGCGCTTGAAGAGCTTGCCGCCCGGGCGCACGTCCCAGCGGCCGTTCTTGAGTTGCTCTCGCGTGACGTGGTCGAGCTGGTCCAACTGCCCCTCGTACTCGGCTTGGTCGAGGTGAGGGTTATCGGTCAGTTTCGCGGGCACGAATCCGCGCCCGGGCTGGCGCGTCTTCTCGTTCACGAACCGCGCATAGACCCACTCATGCCCCTCGCCGCCCGGATTCGCGCCGGCGCGCATGCGCAGCGGCACGCGCGCTAGCGCTCGCAGCGGATCGTCAGGCGGGAGCGCGTCCATCTTCGGACGACGGATGCGGGACAGCAGGTAGGTGTATTGCGTCTCGGTGAACTGCGTGAGTTCGTCGAAGCCGATGCCCTGGAACTCTCCACCCTGGTACTGGAACTTGTCGTTCTCGCTCTCGAGGTGGCCGAACGCTAGGACCGAGGGCTTCGCCGGCACGCACTCCCCAGAGGACAACGTGTGCCACGTGTCGAAGTAGAACGCCTTGAGGTCGCCTGACCAGCGCACGCCGAGGCCCGCACGCGCGCGCGGCATGAGCCACTCGATCGCCCGGTCCATGATCGCGCCCGGCTTCGCGAGATCCTTGAATGTGCGCCGCAGAATGAGGTGCGCGTACCCCGGCACGTGGACGTACTGCAGCGCGTCCATCAGAAGCGCGTCCGACTTGCCACCACCCGCCGCCCCGCCGAATAGGATCTCTCGCTCCTCCCTCGCGAGGAACGCAGCCTGACGCGCAGTCGGCGAGTGGGGACACCACCCGTTTAGGCGGCGCCCCCACTCGCGCTGGAGCTCCAGATAGATCTCGGTCGGCGTCATGCGCAGCAGCCGCGTACGTGGGTCTAGCAGCGCGTCCATCCCATCACCCCGGAGAGGTCTGCGTCCGGGTCGGCGCCGGGCGTCATGCGGTCGTGCTGCCTCACTCCTCCGCGGGCGGCGTGGGCGTGACGTCGACCTCTCGCTTGCTGGCTCGGTCGAGCACCGCGCCCATGGACGAGGCCAGGTCGGCCATGTCGGCCGCGGTGAGTCGAGCCAGCACGCCGGGGGCGTCCGTCGGCTTCGACCCCATCGGCGATCCGTCCGGGTTGCCGAGCGTCAGGTCGACCCGCTCGAGCGGCTTCCCCCATCCCCGGGTGCAGATGTAGTCCCACGCCTGCAGCCGCGTCTTCACCGGCACGGCGATCTTGCGCTTCCGCGCGAGCCTCGACCGCATGGCTTTCGCGCGCGTCCTCAGCTCGCGCGCTTTCGTCTCGCAGGTCGCGATCCGGAACACGTCGCCGTCGTCTCGCGCTTTCGCGGCCTCGGTCTCCGCGATCTGCGCGTCCACCTCGAGCCGGTCGCACAGCCCAGCCTTATCGGCGATCCGGCCGTCGAGGTCATCCCGTAGGACGGCGAACGCGAACTCGACCATCTCGATCCCGTCCCGCGACGCCTCGCGGAACAGGGCGGCGAACGGATCGCGTGGGCGGCCAGGGCCGGGAGGACCGCCGGTCTGGAAGGGGGTCCCCGTCGGCATGCCGTCGGGGCGAGGCGCGCGGGGGTCTAGGTTTGGGCCGCGATTGGTCGCGGGGTCATCTTGACCCGGGGCGGGGCTTTCCTCTGTCGTGTCCATGCCATGAGGAGTGGCACGGTCACGGCTCGGGGGTCAAACTAGGCCCCTTGGCACCTAGGGCAGCACATTGCCCCGTATCATCGGTGGGTTGGGCGTCAAGTGGCTGCCGTTCCCCCCTTTCTACTAACCTCTTGTGAAAGGGGTGGGTATATAGTAAGAGGACACAGATAGAGACACATATACATCAGCACCGTCTAGAGAGACGTTTAGGCTAGAACCCGAACCGGCAGGGTAAAAACAATGAAAGCTGAAGAGTTGCGGGAGATTAGGACTGCCCTAGGTTTGGCGCTGGCGAAAGTCGACGCCGCTTTGGGTGGAGGCGCTGGCGGTGGAGGGGTACCCCACTCGACCACGGACCTCAAGGGCCGGATCAAAGGACTCCGGCAGCGCGCAAGGGAGGAGAAGAAGGCGGCGGGTCGGGTCTTCTACGCGGCGGTATGCGATCTCCTCAGCTACTCCCGGGACAGGATCTCAAGGGAGGCGGCCGATCGTCTGGCCGCGGGAGAGGATCCCGGAGTTGTCGAGGCTGATCGGGTGGCGTCCATGCGGGGGCGCAGCAAGGTGCAGGCCCAGCAGCAGGCCCTCTCCGACAAGACGGCCGAGTGCTACGCGGCCGATCGTCGGCACGTCATGTACCTGACCGAGCTCTGCGAGGAGGTTGGTGGCGTGAGGCCGGGACAGGACGGACGCGAGATGTCGGTCTCCGAGATGATCGAGGCGCTCGAGCGGGCCATCCTGGCGGTGGGTGCGTAGGCTTGATGGGACCGACGGGTCGTGGCTACCCGTCGGTCCCCTGCTACTCCACCCGTCGCACGACCACGGGGACCACGCGCCAGCCCTCGCCAGACACGGCTGCCGTCGTGAGGGCTCCGCGGGGATCCCTCCACAGCAGCAGCCACGCGGCTCGGTGCGCGCCGATCACCCTGCCCCCTAGCGGGAAGGCGCCATACCCCTTGCCGCGTTCCCCGCCCGTCCACAGCCAGCACCCGGTGTTGGGCTCCGGCGACGCGCGCGAAAGAAGCACCTCCGCCGTATTCGCCTTAGGGCCCACGGTTCCCTCCCGCGCGCCCCGTGCCGCCGCAGCCGAGGCAGGGCAACCAGCCGTCAACCGGGTCTATCGCTCCAGCCATGCCGCCGCAGTCCGCGCAGGGCGCCGCGCTCTCCCCGGGGGACGCGGTAGGGCAGGTGCAGCGTGTTCCGCCGTGAGTGATGCAGCGGCACGCAGGATCATGGTGAGGCGCCCCGGCGCGGTCGTAGGTCACCGCGTCCGGGCGAATCGAATTGCTGGCCGTCGCCGCGCCTCCCGTCGTGGGGGCGGCCAGCGACATCACGCAGAGGTCAGCGGGCAGGCCCCACTCGCCCGGGGGCGTCATGTACGTGACGACGCGCGAGACTTCCCGCCCGGTGTAGCCGCGGAAGTTTCCGGTCGGGATCCACTCGCGCAGGCGCAGCGTGTCGCCCACGGCGAACGGGCGGTCGGCCTTGCGGATCTCGTACGTCTTCGTCCCGGCTAGCAGCGCCGCGAACGCTTCGGGCCACGTTTTGAGGTCGTGGCTCATCCGTCGGTCCCTTCGTCGGCGGGCTGGGCGGCCCCGCAGTCGCAGCGGGTGAACGTCGGGTGGTCTCGGTAGGTCGAGCACGTTCCGTGGTGGGCTGCCGTCCATGCGGCAACCTTGGCGGCGCGGTCCGTCGTGGGAGCGGACGGGGCGGGGGCGCGGAGGGCGGAGGAGTCGAGTCCCATCACCTCCAGCACGCCCGCCAGCGCGTCGCACCACCCGTTCTCGTAGGTGTGCCCTTCCGCCCCCGCGTTGACCTCCGCGCGGAGCCGGTACTGCTCGTGCGCGAAGTCCATCACCGCCCGGATCAGCGCGTGCGCCTCCCGCGTCGGCGCGGGCTCGTCCTCGGGAAGCGCCGCGGCCTCATGGAGCGCCACGAAGTCCTCCAGCCGCACCTCCACCATGTCCTCGTTCCGCCCCGGGCCGACCCGGCTGATGCACCGGCCCTGCCCAGCCTTCATCGCGGCCACCGCCTCTCGGATCTTCTCGTTCTTCGTCGTCATCGTCAGTCTCCGAACCCGTTGTTCTTCGCCCACCACCCCGCGACGATGAGATCGCCCTCGTTGGCCTTCTCCGAGTAGACCTCCGAGTCGTCGTGGATCACCGACTTCGGGACCCAGGCTTCCTCCTCCCCGTCGAGCAGAACGAGGAGGGCTTTCTCTGTGGCTCGGACGACCTTCGCCGGGCCGAGGTTCACGCCGTCGCTCATCGGTCATTCTCCTTGTCGTCGGGGCGCGGGGAGGCGCCCGGGGTCGCAGAGCGTGCTCGCCACGACCGGCGGAACATGCAGGCGTCGCGGCGGATGAGGGCCTTCGCGCCGTGCTTCACGGCCGACACCCTTCGGCGCGGGGTCAGGTCGTAGTGCGGGATCCCGGTGCGGGACACCTGCGCCCACACCCGCTTCATGCCGATCCGCTGCGCGAAGGCGTGAAGCTCCTCCTCCGTGTCGGCGTAGAGGTGGCACCAGCGGTCACCGTTCCGAGCGCCGACGCGAGCGGCCTGCGCGGCACCATCGCCCCGGTACGTCCCGCCGTACTCGATCAGGTCGTCCACGTAGGCGCTCATGCGCCCTCCGGTGTGGCCTGCGTGAAGGCGTGATGTTCGCTGCCTGCCGTGCCATCGAAGTGGACCGGGTGATTGCAGGGCCGCCCACACTTGCCGCAGACGACCGCCCCCGGGGCCCAGCCGCTGCACGAAGGGCAGAAGCGGTGCTCCCAGCCGTTGGCCAATGGGCGGCGGCATTCGGGATCCTCACATTGGCGCGTCCCCTCCGGTTCGCGCGTCTCCGAGGGGGCTCGCGCGGGCAGCGCGCCGCAGTTGCACTGCACGGGGTCGAAGGTGGACTCACGGTGATTCAGCGCACACCATCCGGCGTGAATGATCGGGCACGTAGCTGGGGCTGTCGCCCCGATTGTGGCCGGGCGCGTCTCCGAGGGGGAGGCCAGCGCGCGGCGGGCGGCCGTCTCGGCAGCTACCTTCCGCGCGGTCAGCCACTCCTCCCACGCCTTACGGGCCTCCTCTGCGTCCCCGGTGTGCATGTCCATCGGAGCCGACTTACCCGGCGGCCAAATGTGCGTCTCCTCCCAGAAGGTCATCGCGATCCGGTCGTAGCGACCGACGATGCTCTCCCCCTCCTCTCCGAACGCCCAGAACGTCAGTGCCCGCAGCGCCCCCTCCAGTTCGGCCACCCGGGAGCGGAGGCGGGCAACCTCCGCGCTCATGGTTTGCCGTCTCCCTTCTCCGCGAGGGCGCGGGTGATGCTGTTGAATTCCCGGTCGATCTCGCTCAGGACGTGCCGCGCATCGGACTCGGGCCACGTTGTCGCCGGGCCCGCCTCACTCATCGACGCAAGCGCGCGGTCCAACTTCAGCCGCAGCCGCTTAGCGTCGGTTCGGGCAGCATTCCGCTCGGCGTGCAGCCTCTGGAATGCCTCTGCCTTACGCGACTCGGCCACGTCCAGATCGGCGCGCAGCCGCTCCACCTCGGCCCGGGAGGCGGCGAGCGCGGACTCGGCGGCGTCGGCGCGGGCAAGGAGGCGACGAATCTCGGCCCCCGCTTCGGCCAACGTATCGCGCAGTTCGGCGAGGTCCAGCGTCGGGGCGGTCATCGCGTCGCCCCCGGTGCGTGCGGGGGGATCAGGCTCCGCACCGTGCAGCCGAGCGCGCGGGCGATCTGCTCCAGATCGGAGTACCTCACCGCCCTCCGGCCCGACTCGATCCGGCAGTAGACGGAGCGGTCGAGACCGGCAGCAGCGGCGGCGGCGGTGATTGTGAGGTGCGCTCGGGCGCGAGCTGCGCGGAGGCGCTGGGACAGGGCGGGGCTCGGGATCGTGGCGGGGGATGGCATCGTGGGGCCACACTAGCGCACGTCGCGGCAGAGCGCAAGCGGGCGCTGGCGCATCCCAACCGGGGGTGGGTCATCCCGGATGACCCGGGGTCGTGCGCAACCCCCTGCCGAGGGTGCGGCCGGCGGCCTAGTTTCGGGCACTTACGCTGTTCGGCGGTTGGCCCGGATCTCGCAATACCACTCCTCACAAGCGAACGGGATGGACCCGGACGCCACCAGAGGATAGACGCCATGACGACCTACACCGTGACCGCCGAGACCCGCAGTATCCGCCTCCCCGGGATGACCGCCGAGGGCGAGACCAGCCACTTCGCGCGCGGCGAGTGGGTCGAGCGGCAGATGTGGATCCTCCGGTCCCCCTCCGGCGAGGAGATCCAGCGCTACACGACGCAGGCCGACGCCGACGCCGCGCGTGCCTTCTATGAGCAGGGCGCCGACTTCGCCGCCACCTACGAGTACTAGCCATGACGACGACGACCCGCAGCATCGAGTCCATCACCTACACGATCCTCTCGGGGAACCTGATCTCCGAGGGCGCTCCGACCCGAGCCGCCGTCGATCGGCTCGCGCAGTCCACCGCCGACGCGCTCTCCGTCGCGTTCCCAGGCGCCTCGGTCGAGTGCCCCGTGGCGTGGCGCACGAGCGGCGCCGGCCCCCGTCCTCTCGTCCGCGGCGACCTCGCTGGTGACTCCGAGACCGAGGAGCGGATCGCCGAGATCGCCGGGGCCGCGTGGGAGTCCTGGTGCCTCACGCTCTCCGCCTCGGACGTGGAGGCGTAGGCCGTGACCAACGCCGAGTTAGCCGACGCGATCGCCCACGACTTCGTCGCCGCTCCCGATGACGAGGACGCCGTGGCCGCCTTCAACAACGTCTACGAACTCGCCGCCGCGGCGCTCGCCGCGCTGGACGCTGGCGGAACGGTGGACGACGCACGGCAGGCCGCCGCGGAGCGGCTCGCCGACCTGACGACGACGTAGTCATGAAGATTACGGCGACATACTTCCGAGGCTCCTCGTTCGACAGCGAGGGGCTATGTGAGATTCCAGATGCCACTGCCCCCGCTGACGTTGCTAGGGTGTTCCTTTCCATGAACCCGTCGCCGGGGAAGAAAAGTGTTTGGTCGGGAGCCATCCTTTTGTCGGGCGGCCTAACACCGGTTCTGATCCCGCCGTGTAATCCCACTCACAGAGCCCGGTGGATTAAGCGAGGCATGAGGGTAGACCCCGGGATAGATGGCCCCAAACCGGGAGTGGAGGCGCGAATCAGGGCAATTAAGATTACGTAGGAGCCTCAGCGCGACGACGACGTAGGGGGGGGCACCATGGCAAGGATCTCAAGAGAGTTGGAGCGGTATCGCGCGGCGAAGAAGGCCGCCGCCGAGGCGGAGCGTGCGCTACACGACGCGGCGCTGGCCCTAGTCGAGCGGATCGAGGAGGACCATCCGGCCATCCGCCGGCGCCGCCCCGTCCACTCCCGACCGACGCGACCCAATAGGAAGAGGACTCCGCGGCCCGAGGCGAGCAGCTAGTCTCTCGCGCGCGCGTCGGGCTTCCGACGGCTGCCCCGGCTAGCGGACAGGGGAGGTGAGGGGCTCGATCGCCGCAGCGGCCGGGCCCTTTGCTTGTCTGGCGGCATCTACGCCGCTGTCCACGTCTATGCCGCTGCCCACTGGATCCAGCTTGATCCCTTCTCCGCGGAGCGGCCCTTCTCGACGAACACGGGCATCGAGATCGTGGGGCCGTGCTCGTGGTGAGTGAGCCAAAGCGCCTGACGCGGCGGCTCAAACGGGAAGTTCCCCGCGTCCGCATATTCGTCGTACCCCTTCAGCGACCCGTTCACGATCAGTCGGCCGAGGTTGCGGTGCTGGTGCCAGTGCCCGATCAGGAGCACGTCGTACGGCCTCTCGATCGCCTGGTTCCGGCTCCTCTTCTTGTGGTCTCCTCGGATGATCGGGCCGAGCGCGCCCACCATCCCGTCACCGCCCCGGAACTGATCCCCGTGGTTCAGGAGGTAGCGCGTCCCGAACACCTGGTAGAGCGCGTCGGGTCCGTTCGGGATCAGGAACCGGATCCGCTTGTTGCCCTCGTAGTGCCTCGCGAGGAGCTGGTAGCCGAGCCAGTCGAACGAGGTATGGGCCCGCCCCTTCGCTCGGATCTTCATCGTGACGCGGCCGTGGTTCCCCGGTACGCACGGTACGAAGACGTTCTCGAACTCGGCTAGCAGCGTATCGAAGAAGCGGATCCGATGGTCCCGCAGGTCGAGCACGCACGGCATGATCTCGTCGTCGTTCGTGGCGGATAGCTCCTCGTGAATGTCGCCCGTGGTCCCGTCGCCGCCGAGCGGCACGACGATCCCCGGGTACTTGGGGTTCACCACGTGCGCGAAGAGCAGGTCGAGCGCGTTCTCGGCGAGCCGCTTCAAGCGCTCACGCGCGATCTCGAGGCTGTACGCGTTGACCCCGCCGATCTGCGTCGGGTCGACGACCTCGCCCCAGTGCTCATCCGAGATGAAGAGCGACGGCACGCCAGGCGACGACGTCGACGACTTCCGGGGCCGCAGCGTCCACTCGGGCGCCTGCGGGGGGACCGCGGCGATCCGGAGGATCTCGCGCGTGACCCGTTCGTCGGTCAGGGCCGAGCGCCTCGAGTCGGCAAGCTCACGCTCGAGGTCGGCGACCCGGTCGCGCAGGACAGCGGCAGGGTCGGTCGCCCCGCCTTCCTGCCGACTCACGCCCTTGCGCCAGTCGGGGCAGGACCGGGATAGGAACAGGGAGAGATTGGTCGGAGTGACCTTGTACCCCATCTCGACGGACAGCGACCGGGCCGCAGCTGCCATGTCGCCGTTGAACGCCACTGCCAACTCTCTCGCGCGCTCGGGCCACTTCCCCACCCAGACCGTTGCCTTGCCTGCCATCGTGCCCCCTGTACCCAGTGCCCCTAGAACGGCGCCACCATCGGATCGACGTAGACGTAATCTCGCACACCGTCGGCCATCTTGCGCCTTCGCTCCCATCCCATCGCCTTCAGCACGCGGCCCACGCGCTGCTCGTCACGGTCCGTCCAGTGCTCGATCTTCTTGTCGATCGCGCCGACCAGGACCGCGCTGATCTTGGTCTCCGTGATCTTGTGCTGGGAGGCCCACGCACGGATCCGGTCCTCCCACGGGTCGCGCTTGACGAAGGCTTCCTGGAACCGCTCAAGGTCGGCCTCTTCCGCCTTCGTGAGCCCGTGCTCCTCGCCAGCGGTGTACGCGGCGAAGGCCTCGGCCCAGATTTGATCGCGCCACTCTGCGAGCTTCGCGAAGTTGAACTCGCTGGGCGTCTCGACGATCCAGTATCTCCGATCCCCGCCGCCCCTGCCCTCGGTCAGGATCTCGCGTTCATTGGTCGTGCCGCAGAGAACGAAGCGCCGCGCGTGGAGTTCCATCTCACGCGCGTACGGGGCCCGGAAACGGTCCTCGGATGAGGAGATGAATCCCTTGACCGTGTTCACGCTGCGAGCGCGCTGCATGGACTCGAGCTCGCCCCATTCGTAGATCCACGTCGTGTGGAGTTTGAGGTAGGCATCGTTCTTGTCATTGAGGTCCATCGCGGTGTCGCCGAACCACGCGGCCGACGCGAGGATCTTGAAGAACGACGACTTCCCCACGCCACCGGGGCCAACGAGGATCAACACGCCGTCGGCCTTCACGCCGGGCTGCTCGACGCGCGCGACCGCGGAGATTAGCCACTTCCGAATCAGCGTGTTGGTCAGGTCGGTGCGCGGTACCCCGAGCACGTCCTCGGCGATCGAGTCGATGCGCTGCACACCATCCCAGACGTTCGATCGCAGGTAGTCGCGAACGGGGTGAAAGCGTCGCTCGTGGGCGACCTGGCGCACGCCATCCTCGATGTCGGAGCGGGAGAACTTGTACCCACGGTCCTCGCTCTCCCCGAGTTCGGTCTCGCAAAGCTCACGGACCCGCAGATAGTCGGTCTCGACGACCGGACGGCGGTTGATGGTGACGGCGAGGGTCAACTCGTTGAACTCCAGCACGCCGCGCCCTAGCACCTTCTCGCGTAGCTCGGGCGTGCGCAGGATAAAGGTGCACGATCCGTAGGAGTTGGACTTGAGCAGGCGATCGCGTTCGGAGCGGATCGGCGTGACCGTGGCCGGTTGACCTCCGCCGCTCGACGCGGCCTGCGGCGGGGTCGGCTTGGCCGGCGCCAGGTTGCCGCAGGCTCGGAGATGCTCGATCGGAGACCGCTTGGCCTCCCACGCGTCGAGATCAAGCGCGTCGCCGACCCAGCATGAGGTGCTCTTCTTGCCGGCGCCTGCGTGGTTGGCGCTGAAGCAAGCCCACTTCGAGCCCTCGGAGTCGGGGATACCTCCGAAGCAGCCCTTGTGCGAGCACACGGGACAGTCGCCCGATCCGGACTTGGGGTACACGCGCGGATGGTCGCGGTTGTACGCGGCTACCGCGTCGCCGATCTCCATGGCGGCTGGCGAGACGAGCGTCATCACGCGCGCGGGCGGCGCGAGGTCGCGCGGCTCGTACCCCTCTTCGCGCATGACGAGGACGCTGGCGTCACGACGGACGCCGTCCACGACGCAGCGGGGGGCAAACAGGAGCCGAGCGAAGTCGAGCAGCGCTGGACCGTCGACGTGGTAGCCCGCGCGACCGGGGGCGGCCAGGGGGAGACCCGCGGCGCCTAGGGCCGCGGCGACCTTGTCGGCGGCGCCCTGCGCGGCGCGCGAGTAGAGTTCTCGATCGGACACCGGAGCCTTGAACACGAACACGATCCGGGCTCCGCGCGGCGTCAGGTGCATCAGCGAGCCGGGCAACAGGCCCAACTCCGCCGCGGTGCGCACGGTCGCTGCGACCTCGGGGGTGGGTGCGCAGTGGTCACCCTTCGCGTCCTCGTGGTCGAGGTCGATCTGGACAGCGCTAGAGGAGCGCCAGCGCTCCGTCCCGCGATGCCCCCCACTCCAGTCGTGCGCTGACCACCACCTCTCCCCGGTAGCCGGAATGGAATTGAGCGCGTCGGCTAGGGCACGAGCCGGCGGGACGGTGTCGGGGAGCGGAACGACTTCTCCCTGCGGCCTCTGGCGGCCGAGCCCGACCGTGATCGAGAGCCCCATCACCCCCTCCGCGCTTCGTCGAGTGCCTGGGCGACAGCCTCTTCGGCCGTGGCGCCCTTCGCGAGGACGTAGATGCCCCCGTGCTTCACGATCATGTCGCGCCACCGATCTTGGGCGGGTGAGGTGCGGCCGTCCTCTGCCTTTACCTCAATGCCAACGGCGCGGCCACGAGGGGCGAGCACGCCCGTGATGTCGGTCTGGCCCTCTACACCGTAGGTGACGGGGCGGAAGCCGCCGGCCATCCGCTGGCGCAGGTCTACAAAGGCCTTGCGCGCGGCTGGGGTGATGGGCTGCCAGGCAACGCCCGTGTTGGACCGCCAGATGCGCAGGTCGGGGAGCGATCCGAACCGGAGGAGGAGCCGCTGCTGCACCACCTGCTCGGGGGTACTCATAGAGCGTCCACCATGGCGATCCGCTCGCCGATCCATCGCATCACGTTGACCGCCATAGAGTTGCCGAGCGCCCGGTAGCGCGGGCCGTCCTTCGCGCCCGGGATCGCCGTGTAGTCGTCGGGGAAGCCCTGGAGTCGCTCGCACTCGCGCGGCGTGAGACGTCGGACACCACGCCCCACATGCACGCCAATTCCACTCGATGTGGCCCCGAGCGAAGGGGGAAACTCACCTCCGGTGATCGGTTCCTGCGTCATGTGGAACGCGATCGCAGGGACGCCCTGTCCCATTTCCCCGCCGCCTCGGGACGGGGCGCCCGCGACGCTCCCGTCTCCGCCCTCAAGCCTCACCTCGGCGCGCGAGTTCTCGGCGAAGGCGACGGGGATCAGGTGCCCTTCCTTCGTCGACGAGTCGGGACCCTTCGCGTCGCGCTCCTGAAGCGCCCACGCGACATCGGGCATGTACGTATCAGAGTTCTCGCGGTGCGATGCCTGTGCCTGCGCTCGGAGTGGGTGAGCTACGTCTCCAGGTCCGCCACCGCTTCCAGCGCTACCCTCAACCCCTTGGGCAACTCCCTCCCCCGCTTCTCTGCGCGGCGGAGGATCCCCCGACAGGCTCGCGCGCTCAAAAAGTACCGCCGCGGCACGCTGCCAGGCGCCTCCAGAATGTCCGACAACGAACACGCGCCGTCGTCGCTGAGGGACGGCGCGAGAGTGTGATTCCACTCGGACGTACTGAGCGTCAAGAACCCGGTAGGCGAACCCATACCCGAGTTCTGCCAGCCCCCCGAGGATGGAACCAAAGGCTCGCCCTTCGTCGTTCGACAGGACACCGGGGACGTTCTCCCAGACCAGCCACCGGGCGCGTGTGCGCTGAGCAAGGCGAAGGAACTGGAGGGCCAGCCCGCCACGAGGATCGTCCATCCCCCCCCCCAGTCCGGCGACGCTGAAGGACTGGCAGGGGGTGCCGCCGACGAGAAGATCGACAATTGGTCCGTTGATATTCGTGAAGTCGCCATGGTTTGGGGTCTCCGGGTAGTGGTGCGCCAGGACGCGCGAGGGGAAGTCTGCGATCTCGGCGTAGAACTCGGCGCGCCAACCGAGCGGGCGCCACGCGAGCGTAGCTGCTTCGATCCCGCTGCAGACGCTACCGTAACGGAGGGTCACGGCGCCCACCGATAGGAGCTTCTACCTCCACACCTGCTGCAGTGGCTAGGCAGCGGGACGGGATTGCCGCAGACGCATACCGGAACTGAAGTCAGATCGTAGTGATCAGAAAAGCCGCAAGTGGGGGAGTGGTCTTGGTGGCTCTTTCGACCACAGCATCTACACTCCCCCCTGACGCCCAAAGCAACGTAAGAACCAAAGCCATTGCGGTTCAGTACCCATAGGCAATGAGAGCACGTTACATCGGACGCAATGCTAGTCAGATTAAGATACCGGGTCTTTCCAACTCCAGACACTGCCAATCCGCACACCGTCAAGCAGCCCTTGTCCCCGAACGGCCATTCGGAAGTAACGTCCCCGTACGGTTCTCTTATCGCGTGAACCTTAGATAGTTCGTCTGGCGTCATGGCGTCGACCCCGAAGCAGAGTCCGGGTGGATGCGCGCCTTTACGGCTCTTCAACACGGTCACAAGCGGCATCAGCCACGGCCTGTCGTCGTCTCTCACAGTTGAAACCTCCACCGAGGCTCCTCGAAGAACGTCCGCCGATACTCGGATAGCACCCACCCCGCCGACCTACCGTCGGCACGAGCGCGCGACACGAGCCTGCGCAGCTCTGCCATCTTGGTGGTCTGCGAGGCGGACCGGCCACGTTCGGCAAGCTCTTCCAGCGAGATGGCGCGGACGCCCTCCTCGATCTCCTGGACGGTGCGGCCCGCGAGCGGAGGGCAGTGGCCGCAGCAGGGGCACGCGGGCAAGCGAGGATCGTAGAGCGCGAAGCAGTTGGAGCACGAACGCACCGCCGCCGCGTTCTCGCCGTTCATGTCGCCGTTGCTGCCCTTGACAGGCCGCACATCGAGCGACCACTCGCGGTCCGCGTCGGGCAGGCCGTGCGTCATCACGCACCCAGCGTGGTCGTGGATGCGCGCGGAGCGCTTCACGTTGGTCGACCCGCAGTGACGGCACCCCTGGACGTTCCACGAGGTGTCGCCGCGGCAGTCTCGGCAGACGGGGCGTAGCACGCGCCCGACCATCTGCAGGTAGAGCCCTTGCGACTTGGTCGGCCGTGCCAAGATGCAGCACTCGACGCGGGGCGAGTCCCATCCCTCGGTCAGGACCCCGACGTTGCAGACGACGGTCGTCTCTCCGTCCTCAAGGCGCTGGAGGATGGCGCCGCGCTCGTTCTTCTTGGTCTTGCCATCGACGTGCTCGGCTCGCACGCCCGCCGCCTTGAAGCGCTCGACCATCTTCAGGGAGTGCTCGATCGTCGCGGCGAAGAGGACGGTCCGGCATCCGCCCGCCTTCTCGACCCACTGCTCGACGATGTTACCGACGATCGCAGTCCCACCCATGACCTCGCCAAGATCATGCTCGTTGTAGTCACCGCCCGTCGTGCGGACGCCGGAGAGATCGGGGACGTCGAAAGCGAAGCCAGTAGCGGGCGTCAGGTAGCCGCGATCGGTGAGGCCCCGGATCGTCTCGACAACCACGAGGCCGCGGAAGAGATCACCAAGGCCTTTGTTGTCGGAGCGGACTGGCGTGGCCGTGAGCCCGATCGCGGGGACGCCCGGGAAGCGGTGCAGCACCTTCATGTACGAGTCGGCGCGCGCGCGGTGCGCTTCGTCGATGATGATCAGAGTCGGCTCCGGGATCCGCCCGACTCGCTTCTCGCTGAGAGACTGGATGGAGGCCACCTGCGTCCGCAGCCACGGCTTCCAGCCCGCTCGGTGCGCAGCGGAGACGATCCCGTGCCGCACGCCAGCGCCCGTGAGGCGGGCACTGCATTGCTCGAGGAGTTCTTTCCGATGCGCGATGAAGAGGACCGAGCCGCGTTCGTGCTCCTCGATCGCCCGCGCGATCAGGCTCGCGGCGATCGTGGTCTTGCCCGCGCCGGTCGGAGCCACTAGGAGCGCGTACGGGTCCACTCCTGCCCCCGCTAGGCTCGCGAGTGCCTGACGGACACGCGTCTCCGCGTCCGCCTGATAGTCGCGCAGCCTCTGAGGGGCAGGAGTGGCCATGGTCGTGTCGGCTCGGGGGGTGGGTCTAGAACGGCGGCTTGTTGGGGTCGACGACGGGGGCCTCGGCGCCCGCGGCAGCGGCGGCCTTCGCGGCCTCCTCGAGCGCCGCGTACGCCGCGGAGATCGCCGCCTCGCTCTTGCGGTCGCTCGCGTCGGTCGAGACCTTGAACACCTTCATCGTCCCGCGCTTGGTCGCGCGGTCGGACGCGTACTCGATCCGCGTGAAACTGCCGATCGAGACGAGGCCCATCTTCGCGTTGATGTCGGCCGACCCGCCGACGCAGAGGAGACCTCCGGCCTCGTCGATGAACTCGTAGACCTCCTGGTCGCCCTTCGGGCGGCCGTCGGGCCACGTGCCGACGCCCTTCTGCGTGAGGGACTTCGCGAAGTGGCCCTCGACGAAGTCGCCGTGCTTCTCGAACTTGGCGAAGAGTTTCTCGATCTGCCCCGCGTTGGGGTCCTGCACCTCGGTCATGTTGCGCGCCATGTGTCTCTCTCCTAGCCCTGCCTGCGTGACGTCGGCGGGGGATCCGCCGGCGGTGATGCGTCGCCCGACGACGAGGGGTTGTCGGGGCGAAGGTTATTGGGAATGGCCGGACCGGTGCGCCGCCTCGCCTCACAGTGGGCGTCGTAGCAGCCATCGCACGAAGCGGAACCGAAGGGGCACTCGGCGATCACCGGCCACCTCGGCGCAGCCACGCGGCGAGGACGTGCTCGCGGTCGAGCCGCGTGCGCCTCCAGTCGGGCGCCTCGCCATGCATCTTCTCGGCGGTGCGCGCCACCTGGCGCCGCAGCGACTTGTCAGGGAGCGCCGTCTGAGGATCGAGGTCAGCGAAACACGCCCCGCACACCCTGAACGGCGTCGCGAGCCGCACGAGCACCCGTGGCCGCTCGCCGCCAGAGGCGCGAACGATCACGAAGACGCGCCACCACGCGGCGCCGTCGCACCCCGCATGACTGCACGGGTGGCGGTCGGCGTAGAGGACGACCGCGATCGAGATCAGCGCGATCAGGAGGGGGACGAAAACGGCAAGGATGGCGAGCACGGCGGGGACGTTCCGATAGATCATCACGTGGGGATCTCCTTGGCGACTTGGTTTCCGTAGACCGTCCACCCGGCCCGGGGCCGACGCGCGAAAAGCTCGAGGCGCGGGCCGGGGCTCATGATCTCGGCGACGTCCTGAAGGCATTCGGGCTTGCGCGAGTGGCCGCCGGCCTTGGCCTTGAACCGTGCGGGGATCGCCGGCATATCGTGCCGCGGCACCCCGAGGGCGCCACGCGTCGCGAAGAGGCAAAGCTCGAAGACGTGGCGGAAGTAGTGGCCGCCGCCGAAGGTGTTTTTTTCCCACTCGAGAAACTGAACGAACGAGAAGCCCCAGGCGCGCACGACGTCGAACGCGAGATCGCAATGGGCGTCCGTCGTCCAGAGGTAGAGGTGGGCGCGGGGCGCGACCACGCGGGCCACGGGCAGCGCGGGGATCCACGCGTCGGGCTGCGTCTCGTAGCGCAGCGCCTCGTTCGCGGCGCGCTCGGGTGCCATGCGCGAGCCCTTGTCGTTGAACGACCACGGGGGATCGGCCACGACGCAGCCGAAGCCGCCGGGCACCGTCGGAAGCGGGATCACTTCGCGGCCGAGGGCGGGAAGACGAGGCGCTGCAGCGTGACGCGCTCGACGATCTTCACGTTGCGCTTGGAGAGACAGTGGGGCGCCGCGAGCGTCCGCGAGAGCGCGTCGAGGATCCGCTGCGCGCTCTCGGGGCTGAAGCGGCCGCCGCGCTTGCCGGCGAGCACCGCCGAGATCGTGGGCTGCACGACGCCGGATTCGCGCGAGAGCTTGGCTTGCTTCCAGCCGAGCGCGACGAGGGCGAGGGCGAGAGGGTGTGTCGGTCGGTCGTTCATGGTCGGCAGGATTAGCAGACCGCTACACGAACCGTCAACGAATCTTCGCCGCGCGCGGCGCGACTCTACGCCGCACCGCGTGACGCATCATCTAATGGGCAGGAAAGAAACCGAAAGAAAAAGAAACGAGACGTTGACGTGCCGTGTAGCGTCCTGCTAATGCTCTCGCCACACTCTCACGGAGGTTCGACACATGGCAGGGATGAAGTTCTCGACGGGCAAGCGGGCCGCTCCGATCTGGGTTCACCTGTACGGACCCGAGGGCATTGGGAAGAGCACCTTCGCCGCCGACGCGCCCGATCCGGTTTTCCTCGATGTCGAGCAGGGGACCGACAACCTCGCCACCTCGCGCGTCACGTTCGACGAGGCCGGCGAGCGCACCCGGCCGACCTCGTTCGCCGAGGTCATGACCGCGCTCGGCTCGCTCGCTCGCGACCCGCACCCGTTCAAGACGATCGTGCTCGACACGGCCGACGCGCTGGAGGCGCTGATCTGGGCGCAGGTCTGCGCGCAGGCGCAGGTGAAGACGATCGAAGACTTCGGCTACGGGAAAGGGTACGTGATCGCCCTGAGCCCCTGGCGCCAGTTCGTCGACGCCGTCGAGACGCTCCGCGCGAAGGGCTACAACGTGATCACCCTCGGTCACGCGCTGATCAAACCCTTCAAGAACCCCGAGGGGGAGGACTTCGATCGCTACATCCCGAAGCTCCACGAGAAGGCCAGCGCGCTGATCAAGGAGCGCGCGAACGCGGTCCTGTTCGCCAACTGGCGCAACGCGACGCGTAAGGACTCGCAGACGAAGCGGGTCCGCGGCGTGACCGACAAGGCGCGGCTGATCTACACGACGCGCACCGCGGCCTACGACGCCAAAAACCGCTACGACCTGCCCGAGGAGATGCCGCTGTCGTGGGTGTCGTTCTACTCGGCGGTGCAGGCGCACAAGCCCGCAGACCCCACGGCTCTGAGGGCGGCGATCCTCGAGAAGATCGAGCGGCTCCCCGCCGAGGGTCGCGAGGCCGCGGCCGGCTACCTCGCCGCCGCTGGCACCGACGCGGTGAAGCTGTCGAAGCTCAACGGGTGGATCAACGCGCAGATCCCGGAGAGCGAGACGGCGCCCGCTGCCGCCGAGACGACGCCCGCCGTCACCGCCCCTGTCGCCCCTGCCGTCACCACCCCCGCGGTGTCCGCGGTTCCCGAACAGCGAACGCCTGCTGCCGAGCCGCTCACCCCCGGCGTGGACGTGCCCGCCATGGCGAAGCCCACCGCGCCCGTCTCCCCCGCCGTCGACCCGAAGGCCGACCTGCACAAGGAGATCCTCGACGCGGCCGACAGGTGCAAGACCGCGATCGACCTCGCCAAGTACGTCCTGCCCCTGATCAAGAAGGCGATCGACGGCAAGCGGTTCAGCGAGTCCGAGCTCGCCGAGGTCCGTCAGTGGTACACGGACACGGCCGCCGCGCTGACGAAGGGGGTGGTGACGCCATGAGTCCCGACAATCTCAAGTCGATTCTGGCGCTGCATCGTGCGTGGATTTGCGGAGAGGCAAGCGGTAGCCGCGCCGACCTCAGCCGCGCCGTCCTCAGAGACGCCGACCTCAGGGGCGCCGACCTCAGCCGCGCCGACCTCAGCCGCGCCGTCCTCAGAGACGCCGACCTCAGGGGCGCCGACCTCAGCCGCGCCGTCCTCAGGGGCGCCAACCTCAGCGACGCCGTCCTCAGAGACGCCGACCTCAGCCGCGCCGTCCTCAGAGACGCCATCCTCAGGGGCGCCAACCTCAGCGACGCCGTCCTCAGCCGCGCCGTCCTCAGAGACGCCGACCTCAGGGGCGCCGTCCTCAGAGACGCCGTCCTCAGGGGCGCCAACCTCAGCGACGCCGTCCTCAGAGACGCCGACCTCAGCCGCGCCGTCCTCAGAGACGCCATCCTCAGGGGCGCCAACCTCAGCCGCGCCGTCCTCAGAGACGCCGACCTCAGGGGCGCCAACCTCAGCGACGCCGACCTCAGGGGCGCCGACCTCAGGGGCGCCGACCTCAGCGACGCCGACCTCAGGGGCGCCGACCTCAGGGGCGCCGACCTCAGGGGCGCCATCCTCAGGGGCGCCGTCCTACCCACGGATCTTCCGTTCGGCCCCGTGACTCTGCCCGATGGATCTTTCACGGCCTATAAGGCCTGCCGAAACGGAGTGATCGTCACCCTAGAGATCCCCGCCGACGCGGAGCGTGTTGCTCCGTTGGTGGGTCGGAAGTGCCGAGCCAGTAAGGTCCAGGTTGTTACCCTGTCCGTCGGCACCGAGGGCATCTCGCTTCACGACCCCAAGATCGTCTACCGGATCGGCGAGACCGTAACGCCCGATAAATACGACCCCGACCCGCGCGTCGAGTGCTCACACGGGATCCATTTCTTCCTTTCACGCAAGGAAGCCGAGGCCTACCGATGATCACCCCCGAGACGTGGATCCCGCCGAGCGGGTCGAAACTGGCGCTCGGTGAGACCTGCCCGGCCTCGCTCGCCCTTCCGCGCGTGAAGCAGGAGGCAGAGGCGGGCGGCCCCGCTGACGTGGGCACGGGCATCCACTCATTCATCGAGAGCGTGGCCCACCTCCTGCGGCACCCCAACGTCGACGGCGATCTCGACAAGGCGCGCGGCGCCGCCCTGCCCGCCGTCCCCACCTCCGCGCGCTCCCGTTGCGAGGCGCTCGACCTGGCGGCGCTCGATCTCTCGCCCGCCGACCTCCACGAGGTTGGCTTCTCGCTGGAGGTCGCCACGGGCGCGGTCGCCTTCCACGGTACCGGCCACGCGCACGGCACGATCGAGGGGCGCCCCGGCATCATCGTCGGCGTGCTCGACCGCGTCACCGATCGCCCCGACCTCGATCGCGTCGACGTCGACGACTGGAAGAGCGGCTTCCTGCCGGTGCCCGTCAAAGGCAACCTGCAACTCCTCCTCGGCGCCGTGTGCGCGGCTCGGCACTTCGGCCGCTCGAAGGCGCGGATTCGGATCGTGAAGCTCCCCGAGGACGGCGCGCCGCGGGCCGAGCACGACGATCTCGACGTGCTCGATCTCGACCTCGCCGCCCTGCGCCTCGCCGCGCTCGTCGACACGGGCCGCGAGCAGGTGCGCCGTAGGCTGGCCGGCGAGCCTCTGACGTACGTCCAGGGCGCGGGGTGCCGCTACTGCCCGTCGTTCACCTCGTGCGAGCCGAGCATGAAGGCGATCGTCCTCATGGCTCGCGAGCCGCTCAACATCGAGTCGGAGATCACCGGCCTGATCGCGTCGGCGACCGACGAGGACGCGACCAGGGCGTTCGAGGCGTTCGAACGCTGGGACTCAGTCGCGAAGCGGATCCGGCTCGCGCTCATGTCGCGTGCCCGGGCCCGACCGATCCCGTTCGCCGATGGCACCGTCTACGGGGAGCGGGAGGTGCCGAAGACCAAACTGGACGGCGAGCGCGTTTTTGCCGAGCTCTCCGCGGCGTACGGCCCCGAGGTCGCGGCCCTCAGCGTGACGAAGAAGGCCACGAAGAAGGGGATCAAGGCGTGCGCCCGGATCGTCGCCGAGAAGAGGACGGCGTGCGACCGCGCCGCCGACCCGAAGGCGAAGAAGACGACGATCACCGTCGCCGAGGCCGACCTCCACGCGCTGCTCGCGTCGCAGGGCGCGAGCGTGAAGACGCTCGGCAAGAAGCTCGATCGGCACCGGCCCGGAGAGGCCAGCGCCGAGGACGACGACGAGTAGTCACCACCCCACCACCAACAAGAGGAGAGAGACCACCATGGCAGACATTCGCATCACCATCACGGGCGCGCAGGGAGCGGGGAAGACCCGATTCCTGCGCCGCGTCCTGATCCCCGCGCTTAGGATCTCAGAGATCCCATACGTGCTCAACGACGAAGAGGATCGGTTTTACTGCTGCTCCGACTCGCCCAAACTCCCCCGTCCCCCTCCTCCCGAGGTCGATGTCTTTTCGACCAACGACGAGATCGCGGCGATCAAGCACATCCTCGACGGGAGTGTCTCGTGACCGACAAGATCGAAGTCAAGTGGATCCCCGGCATCGTTACGCTGCACAGCCATCTCGAGTGCCCCGGCTGCACGGCCCACGATGTCTACTGCAACGCCCTGGAGCGCGAACTCGAACAGTCGAAGCAGGAGATCGCGAGGCTGCGTCTTCAGGTGGCAGCGGATCGGAAGGAGGCCCCGTGAGCGCCACCATCACCACGCCAGCGCCGGGCGAGACCGGCGTCTTGTACCACTACCACCCGGCGGACCTCGTCGAGTCGATCACCAATCCTCGCAAGGGCAAGGTCGAGATCGGCGACATCGTCGAGTCGATCCGCGCCCAGGGCGTCCTTGAGCCGCTGCTCGGTCGGCGCGTCGCCGATCAGGTCGAGGTCGTCTTCGGTCGCCGACGGCGCGCCGCCGCCATGGCTGTCGGCCTCGCGTCCGTGCCGATCATCATCCGGGACGTCATGACCGACGCCGAGGTGCTCGAGGCCCAGATCGTCGAGAACCGCGACCGGCGCGACGTGCACCCGATGGAGGAGGCGGAGGGATACGAGGCACTCCTGCGGATCCCGCGGGAGGACGGCACGCCGCGCGCGCTGGAGGACATCGCGGCCCGCGTCGGCGCGGACGTGCGCTACCTCACGCGCCGTCTCGCGCTGCTGAAGCTCGCTCCCGAGGTGCGCGAGGCGTTCGCCGCGGGGCGGATCGAGACGTCGGTCGCGCTCCTGCTCGCCACGCTGCGCAAGGTCGATCAGGTCAAGGCATGCGGGGATCTGGCCGCGTCCGAGGACGGCACGCGTGGCGCCGTTCCGTACCGTGCGGCGCTCGATCACGTGCGCCGCACGTACCTGCTGCGGCTCGCCGACGCGCCGTTCACCCTCTCGGCCGAGGATCTCGTGCCGGGCGTCGGTGCGTGCGGCGGTTGCCCGAAGCGGACGGGCAGCAACCCGAACCTGTTCGGCGAGTTCGAGGCGACCGAGCTCTGCACCGATCCGGCCTGTTACGCGAAGAAGGTCTCGGCGGGGTGGTCGCGGCTGGCGCAGGCCGCGAAGGACTCGGGTCGCGAGGTGCTCGGCGAGAAGGAGGCGGCCGACGTGTTCCGGTTCGGAGCGACGACGCCGTCGAACGAGTCGCCCTTCATCGACATCGACGATCGGTGCTTCGACGACCCGAAGGAGCGGACGTACCGAGAGATCCTCGGCGACGCGCTGCCGGTGACCACGCTGGCGCGGGACGGGCAGGGGGGCGTGCACGATCTGCTCGACCGCAAGGAGGCTCGCAAGGCCGTGCGCGGCGCGCTCCCGAAGCAGGCTGCGGCGAAAGCGGAGGAGCGTGAGGCGGTGGCGGCGCAGGCTGCAGCCGACGACCGCGAGGAGAAGATCCGGGAGGCGACGTACCGCCTCGCGCTCCAGGAGTTCGCGAAGAAGGTCGACGACAAGGGTCTGCCCGTCCGCGTCGTCGCCGAGGCGCTCCTCCTGAAGGCGCGCGACACGCGCAAGCGGTGGAAGCTGGACGACGAGGGGGCGGTGTTCGCGAAGCTGAAGGCGCCGTCGATCTGCCGCCTGATCGTGGACGCGGCGCTCGAGATCGTCGCGTTCGATCCGTTCATGCGGGGCGAGCCGTCGCGAGTCGAGGACGTCGCGGCGACGTACCGAGTGGACCTCAAGAAGGTGCGGGCTGAGGCGGAGCGAGACATCGAGTAGGTCACCCGGGGGCGGGGTTCGCGAGGGCCTCGCCCCCTCTACCGTTGGAGACATCACCATGATGCGTAACACGTCACCGAAGCCGTGCGCTGGAAGAGCGTGCGGCGCCAATAACGGCGAGCCGCACAGCCCCGAGTGCCTCTCCGACTACGAGGCCGCCTGCGCCGATCTGGCGGGGGATGGAACCCAGATCGATCACGACGCCGTGGCGCGCCAGCTGCTTGCGGCGGCAGAGGCTGGCGGTCGTACGAAGCTCCCGCTCTCCATGGTGCCGGCGACCGCGATCGATGTCGAGTCGCTCGCCTTCCTGAATGGCGCGCTCAAGTACGGCCGCGCCAACTGGCGCGCGTGCGGCGTGCGCGCGTCCATCTACCTCGACGCAGCCCGGCGCCACATCTCCGCGTGGGAGAACGGCGAGGAGAACGATGCCGAAGGCGTCCCGCACCTCGGGTCTGCCCGCGCGTGCATGGGGATCATCATCGACGCCATGTCCTGCGGGAAGCTCAACGACGACCGACCTCCGAGCATCGACCTCGCCGCGCACCGCGCGCGGTTGACGCCGATCGTGGGCGCGCTGACCAAGCGCCACGCCGACCGCCACCCTCGGCACTACTCGATCTCGGACACGGCGCCCGAGGATGACGCGGCCGTCATTCGCCGCCGCCTGATGGTGCTCGGGCTCGCCCTCCGCGGCGCGGCCCGGTCCCGCGACGTGCTGCCGGGAGAGCAGGGCGCGCTCCGCACGGCCGCCGACCAGATCGACGACATCCTCGCTACGAGCGGGGGGCGGCCGTGACCCCGGTGCTCGTCGAGTCCCCCTTCTCCGGCGGGGCGCCCCGCGGAATCGTCGATCGCCTGACGTTCGGACCGCGTCGACGGCAGGCGCGCAACGTCCGATACGCTCGCGCCGCCGTGCGCGACTGCATCCTCCGAGGAGAGGCCCCGATCGCCTCGCACCTCCTCTACACGCAGCCCGGCGTCCTGCGCGACGACGTCCCCGAGGAGCGGCTCGCTGGCATCGACGCGGGACTCTCCGCCGGCAGGTTCGCCGCGCAGTCGGCCATCTACGTCGACCTCGGCCTGACCTCTGGCATGCGGTACGGGATCAAGGCCGCTCACGACGCCCAGCGTCCGTGCGACGTCCGAACGATCTCGGGGTGGCGCAACCCGTGGTGGTGCAGGAGCCGGGCGTGAGAGCTCTCAGCCTGGTGCAGCCATGGCCTTGGGCGGTGGCCTACGCTGGCGCCACTCTCCTCAACAGGGCGGACCTGCCGCCGCCCGATCTCGGCAGCAACGAGACGATCGCGATCCACGCGGGCAAGGGCTGGGACAAGAACGGCCACGCGTGGCTGAGGCTCAACGCCATCAGCCTCGGGATCCCGCTCTGTCCGACCCAGGACCAGCACCACCGCAACCGGATCATGGCGGTGTGCCGGGTCGCTGGGATCTTCATCCCTCCCGAAGTGAAGAGGCCCGGTCCGCCGCCGAACCCGTGGTTTCGCCCGCCGCCCGGTGGGTGCGCGTGGCACCTCGTGGACATCGCGAGGCTGCCGGACTCCGTCGAGTGCAGAGGGACGGGGAGCCTCTTCACCGTGCCGAGCGGTGTCGAGGGCGCGGTGGATGTCTCGCTCTCCCGCCGGCGCGAGTGCCGGTCGTGCTCTCGCGCTAGGACGCAGCGGCACGGTCTGCCGAGGTGCGAGATCGCGGACGACCCGACACTTCACACCGCGGGCGGGTGCGACGGCTGGAGGCCGAGATGACGGGGCGCGAGAGAGCCGCGCTAGAGCTGATGGCCGTGATCGTGGCTGCCGCAGGGAGCGCGCTGTTGGTCGCGTGGCTGACCTACGCCCCGCCTCCCGTGCCGCGCCCCACGCCCCCACCCGAGTCCCCGACCCGGACGATCCACCTCTTCGACTGGCAGGGCGGGGATCTCGAGGTCTGCCAGTGCGTCCCGGGGCGCGTAGAGCCGGGGCCCAAGGTCAAGAGGGCCGGGCCGTGATCTTCCGCCCCCACACAGACCGCGACGCTCGGCAACGGGAGATGGACGCGCAGCCTCTGCCGCCGCTCCCCGTCACGCCAGCAGAGCCCGCGCCCGCCGTCTACGCTCCGCCGCGCCCCTGGTGGCGTCTGGCGTGGGCGTGGCTCACCGGACGGTAGTAGGACGAGGCCCCTGCGCTCGAGCTGGGCAGGG